ATTGGTAGTGAAGTATTTATTCAGGCAAATAAAGATGGTTATTGGTTTGTAAAATCAGTAGCTAATGGAAGTGGCTCAGCAGCTACTCCATTTAGTTAAGAATAACTAACTAAAATATACCTGCCCCCTCTGCTGAGATATGGGGTCTCTTCTAGAGGGGGTGGGTACCTTAGAGGGAATTTATGGCAACATTTCAAGTACAAGTAGAGGGATTAACATCACTATCTGTAGGAACTACTCCTTCTACAGCTGAGTTAGCAGAATTTCTAAAAGATGGTGTTATGGATGTTACTAATAGATGGCTTGCTATTAGGCCTCAAGATATAGAAGATTTCGTTAGAGGAAGTTCAACTCAATCCTCTAATGGATTTGCTACTTCTGGTGCCAATATAGTTTCTGTCATTAGAGAAGCAGGTTCTGATGGGGATACAGATGGTAGTACTGCATGGGAACCTTGTAAAAAAGTTCCATCATCAATGCGATCAAGAGTTGTTGATGTAGATAGTTTATTTTATGCATCAAAATATAATCCTGTATATATAATTAATAATAATAGTGCTGTAAATGTTTATCCTGTTCCAGATGGAACTAATGATGGATATAGAGTCTATTATGTTAATAACGAGCCTAAGGGAGATGGTATAGTAGACGCATTGGCTGCTGGACATTCTACTATAGGTTATTTTCCAAAAGATAAAGTTTATTTGGTAGTGATTTATGCGGCAATGAGAACGTTACAAGCTGTTATGGGATCAAAGTCAATTTCTACATTATCAGTTACAGCTGTTCCCCCGGACACGCCTTCTGTTCCTAGCTATTCTGCTGTAACAGTTTCTGCCCAAACAGCTGGAAGTTTAGGAACTGCTCCTACATATACTGCTCCAAGTTTAGAGTCTTCTTCAGATCAAATAACAGAGATGGAAGCAGGTACAATTGGTAGTGCAGAAACAGACACAGAACAATGGTTTAATATTGCTGGTCAATATATAGAAGATCAAGAAGATTCTGAATTGGCATCAGCTCAAATATCTAAAATCAATACATATCTTAATGCTTATGGGCAAGCAATGCAAAATCAATTAAATATTTTTAATGATGCAAATGTAGAATACCAGTCTACTGTACAAGAAGCTTTACAAGAACTTCAAGTTGCAGCAGCTAAGGCTCAGAAGGATGCAGATTTTGAGCAGCAAAAACAAATAGATGAATATGCAAAGAAGTTGCAAAGATATCAAAATGAGATAGCTGCATATCAAGCAGATGTGGCTAGTCAGATTCAGGAATATCAAGCTAATATACAGGAAGCAACTACTGAATATCAATGGTTGCAAGGTCAATATATTGCCTTAAAGCAAGACTATGATGGAGCTTTTGGAATAGCAATGCCTAAGCAAGCAGCAGCTCCTAATCAGGCAAGATAAGAAATATGGCAGAAAAAATAGTATACAAAAATTATTGCACTCCACAAGAACAAGCAGATTTTACTACTGCTACTGATAGATGGTATTTGGATAGTGACGTTGGCAGAAGTCTTTCTGGAGTATGTGAATCCAAAGCTAGTACAACTGGGAGTCTTGTGACTGGAGTGTTTTCTACCACTATAAGCTTATCAAGTAAAAAATTTATATATGTTAAAAATACAGATACTAGTGGTAGTAATTATTTACTTCTTAACATAGGAAGTATGGGTGCAGTAATTAAACTTGGGCCGGAAGAATCTTTTGCAAGCGATATAGGTTCTAATGCATCAGATAGCACATCAGTTGCCATAACAGCATCTGGAACTCCAGCTTATGAATATATTGCAGGTACATAATGCCAACTAGAAGAGCCATATTTAGTTCTTATATAATACCAAAAGAAAGTGCTTCTCTTGAAGAAGGTGTAACAAAATGGAGTATAGATGGAGATGCGACGATAAGTGGAACTTTAGGAGGAAAGGGTATTGCAACTCTAACAGGTTCTCAATGGGGAGAAGCATGGTCTTCTTTTCAGCATCCAGAACAATATTGGGAAGATTATGGAAGTAACTGGGATGACGCAGGAGAAACATATAATAATGTCGGAATTACTATTAGTGGTGCATATTCTTTAAATACGGATTCAGATGTTAATTCAACAGCATTAGTATTTTTATATTTAAAGAATTTAGGGAGCTCATCTACACAGGGATTAAAGTTAAGTTTAGATGGAAGCAATTATAATATTTATATTCCACCGCAGGGTAGTATACATCTAAGAGGTGATGGCTCTACGTTGCAATTACAGCACGCAAAGGTTAACAAGGTTACTGATAATACGACAATAGAATATATCTTAGCAAAATAATAATTTATTAAGGATACCTTAAATGGCGAGTTTAGAAGGACAAACAATAGCAAGTACATATAAGCAGTTATTAAAAATAACATCTGAAGAGCTAGAAGCAGGTGCAACAGCAAAATATATAGAAGATGGAGATGGAGAAGATTCTGCTCTATCAATAGGGACAGAAAGAGTTGGTATTGGAACTGCTGCACCGGGAGTCCAATTACATATAAAAAAGAATGCTACAGATTCACCCTCATCTCCCCTTGAATTATTGAGATTAGAGGTGACAGAAGCTTCTGCAGAGTTAGAGCCGGGAATGGGCCCAAAGTTAAGTTTTTATAGTCCAGCTAATGGCTCATCATATGAAGGTGCAGCTATTTCTGCTGTAAAAGTAACTGATGTTGATAGTAGTGAAGCTACTAGACTTGTATTTAATGTAGCTGGTGATGGTGAAACATCAAATCCTTCAGAGCGAATGACTATATCCGGGGGGTTGGTTGGTATTGGAACCTCAAGTCCAAGTGTACAACTTGAGGTTAGGGGGTCAACTGGAACTGGTTTTACTCCAGCTATGGCTGGACATTTAAGGCTATCTACGGCAGAGACAACTATTGTAGCTACAGACCTTTTAGGAATCATATCCTTCAATGCTCCAATTGAGGCCAGCAGTACTGACGCAGTACAGCCAGGAGCAGCTATATGGGGAATTGCAGAAGATACATTTGCAGGTGATAATAATGCAAGTGGTCTTGTTTTTGGCACTGCTAGCACTAGCAGCGTTCTATCAACAGCTCAAGAAAGAATGCGTATTAGCCAACATGGTAGAGTTGGTATTGGGGAGACTGACCCAGGTGCTCTTTTGCATATAAAAACACCTTCTACTACTGGCTCATCTCCACTAGAGGTTCTTAGATTAGAAGTAGAAGATGAGCCAGATTTAGAATTAGCAGTAGGAATGGGCCCAAAGATAAGCTTTTATATACCTCACGACGCTGCTTCATTTGAAGGTTGCAATATTTCAGCTCAAAAAGGTCAAAGTGGAGATGAGGGTGAATCTGCTCTTCTTTCGTTTGGTGCTTGTGGAGATGGCGAGACTGTCACAGAAAAGGTGACAATTAGCAATACAGGGCTTAATGTAACTAGTACTAATACATTAACCTTTGGAGATGCTGCAAGTTTTATTCAACAAAGTTCTGATGGGGTACTTAGAATTGATGGTGAGGCAACTGTAGATATTAATGCATCAACAGCTGTTTTAGTTAGCAATGATTTAAAACTAGATAGTGATAATGCTATTTTGGGACTTGGTGCTGGGAATGATTTCACTATCACTCATGATGGAACAACTGGTGCTACTCTTGCTGGCAATCCAATTACTATTACTTCTGGTGGTGCAGCTACTTGGTCAGCAGCAGCAGGAAATCTCACAATTGATTCAGCAGCAGGGTCTCTTGTTTTAGATGGTCATACTGGTGCACAAGTTATTTCTTCAAATTCTGGTGAGGTTGATATAACTTCAGCAGCAGCTGTTGATATAAATGCTACAACTACTGTTGATATTGATGGAACTGCAATTTCCGTTGATGGAACTGATGATTCTAATATTACTGTTACTGGCTCAAATAAAGACCTTACTTTAAGTGTAGTAGGAGGTTCTACACAAAGACTTAGAATTACTTCTGCGGGCACAGGTGCAGATTCTATTGCATTCAACTCATCTGCTGGGGGAATTACGGTTGGAATGGGTGGTGGAGCTGGCGATGATTTTGCTGTTGATGGTACTACATTCGTTGTTGAAAGTGATACTAATAGAGTTGGTATTGGGACTGCTACACCAGCTGCTCTCTTAGATGTTTATGATATAAGTACTAGTGGAGATGCTCCAGCTATGACATTTACACGTAACAGTATTGGTCATGGCATAACTCCTGGTACGGTAGGGTTTTCAATTGATACTGATTGTTATGGATTTATTAGATGCCAACATGCAACATTGGGAGGGTTGAGAATAGAGGGATTTAAGGAAAATGTGAGTGCTTGTTCTTCAGTTTTAGATTTTGGAGCGCATATTCCAGACTCTGGGACTTATGATGATACCACTACTGATGACTCCTTTGGAGCTATAAATTTTCAAGCTTATATTGGGGAGCTCACTGGTTGTGATGCTGATGATAATATTTTTAGTATAAGGAATGGTCATGGTGGTAATGCTACAAGATTATTACTTAAAGGAGATGGAGCTTTCTGGCTTGATACTGGTGCTATTGCTGGGGATTTACCTGATTCGGATGCAGAAGATGACGCTCAGTTATGTCGTGCTTTAGCTCACCATAATATTTTAGAAAAAACAGGTGTAATTGCAACCTCGTTAGATGCTGGATTTATAAAAGATAAATGGGATGATTTCGTCCAATATAATGGTGATAAATTAGCTGATTTAAAGATTATAGGTAGAGACCCAGATGGAAGCCCGAACATGATGTTAAATATGCAACAAATAACTCGTCTTCATAATAGTACTATATGGCAGTTATATACAGAAATGCAAAAGATCAAAGAACTTATGTATAAGACTATGGTAGAGTCTATAGGAAAAGAGCAGGCAGATAAAAAATTAGATAGCCACGATATAAGCTTACTAGATAAAAAATTACTAAACTAAAACCAAGGAGAATAATGAGCAATAATACAGTAGCAACTAAGGAAGTAAAAGAAACTAATAATGTAATGAATACTAAAAATAAGTCTAAAGAAACTGTTGATTATAAAGCTAAATGGAAAGAGGTTAGGGAAAATCTTCTTATTCAGCATAAAGAAAGTATAGACCTAGTAGCAGTTCATACAAAGAGAGCTAGCAAGATAGAGGGTACTATAGAGGTTAATGATCAACTGTTCCTTGAAGAGGAGAATAGTGAAGGTTAAAGAAATTATGGAAAGGGCTGGCATGACTCAAACAGGTCGTGCCATAGCCTATATAAAGGATGCTTTAGATGAGGTAAATATCATATCTGAGACCCATATAACAACTCAACGTATGGATATAAATGAAAACCAACGTTTTTATAGTGTTCCAAATGATTGCTTAAAGATACTTGATATTCGTTGTAAGCATCACAATAATGATGACAGTAAATATAGATCCATTCCAAGATCTATATATGAACCTACAATAGTGGATGAAGATGGCAACTAAAAGAAAATACGCATACTACTTAAAAGGCAACAATATAGCCATAATAGAAGAGAATATAGGCTCAGGAGTTTGTAGTCTTTCTGGCTATAGTAATCAAACTACCTGTGAAAATGCAGGTGGAACATGGACTGAGAATGCTTTTAGCAGTGAAGATAGTCAGTATAAAAGTCCAGTAGCGAGTATTAATAGCGGTCTTGAGATACAATATGCTTATAGTCCAACATTCAATCTTCAGGCTACAGGTCAAGAAGGAGCTGATTTTCATAGTTTTTTAGGATGGGGATCAGATGGTACTTATTTATTATTATTTACATTTATGTATACGACTGTAGCTGATTTATCCAGTCTTTTTGCAGCAGATGATTGGATATATATATCTGGATCTGGTAGATGGTCTGGATTGCATCAGGTAAAATCTACTGGCGGAACCACAGGAGTGTTACAATTAAAGACTAAATGTAATTTAAAACCTTCTTCAGTCGCCATTCAAGTAACATGGACAGATACTGAAATTTTTGATGGTAGTGATGCTGCTACTGATGATTTGGAGATAGAAGTCTTTAAAGCTGCTCAGGCATATAGGGATACTCCATATGTATTTATAAAGGGTGCTACACATATCTCAAATAATGGATTCTTTTCACTTTCTCCAAATACTAATACTGGACAACTTTCTTTTGCAAATAAGATAAGACTTCATGATAATACCGGAGCTTATAGTTCAACAGCCGCAGAAATTACCACGAAAGGTTCTGCTGATACAATTGTTATGTATAATGCCTTCTATGAACAAATATCTGTTTATGAAGGTGTAGAGGTAATGAGCGGTGAATCTGCTGAAACATTTGAACTTGATGTTAGCAGATACCAAGCTAATGCTGTAGTTTACTATGTAAAGGCTAAAATAGCCGAAGACGCAGGAGATTTTGAGAAAAGAGAGTTCTTCATGCGAGAATTTAAAAGACAACTAGAGAAGGGTGCAGGAGCCCTTAAAAGAGGCCCTTATATTGTACAGGGCTTTAAGGAAATGAGATAATAATAAACCCATTCACGCACAGCCAGTGCTTAGGGGAAACTCGAAAGGAGATAAATAATGGCAAAAAGTTTAACTAGATTAACAGTACAAGAAGCTCAAAATGCACAATTAGGGCAAGGTGGTAGTGTATTTATTGATGATACCGCTGAACATACTGGCCCATTTGTTGCATTTATTGCTATAACAGAAGCTGTATTAGATATAAGTGCATGTACGACTAATATAGATGATGCTGCAGATTTTACAATAGAAAAAGGATGGACTATCTATGGTCAATTTGATTCATTATCTATTGATAGCGGTACTATATTAGCATATAAAGGATAAGGAATAATTAATGAGACCATCTTTATTTGATCAATTATATTACAATATAGATCTAGGAACATCTCAAAAGGCAGAAGCTCCTACTCAGCCGGCATTAACTCCGGCTCAGAGAACTCCAACTACTGATGAAGCTGGTCTTGGAACTAAGCCAACAGCAGATCCTAAAGAGTTTACTGGTATGAAGTTTACACATTCGCTTATCAAGCATTTAGATCAGCTTTATAGTAAGATGCTTGCAGGTGAGGTTAAAGAGATAGCTTCAGAGCCAGAGAATGATCCAAAGCAGAAGATAATAGAAGGTCAAACTGGTGCTTTAGTTCTCAATGAGAAAGAAGCTTTCTTTAATCCAGGCAATAGCTCAGTAACGGAAAGCATGTAATGCCGCATCCTAAAGTCAAAATATCAGATAATAGCGGTAATGAGGTAGCTGTAACCAGTAATGCTTTAGATGTCAATATAGCTGGTGGTGCTTCAATTGATATTGGTGATGTTGAGATTCTAGGGCATGGAGCTATATTTGCCTTTACGCAAAATGTTACAGATTCAGCAGTTGTATTGACTTCTCGTACCTGTAAACATGTTGATATTATGGCTACTATAGCGAATACAGGGATAGTATATATAGGGTCAAGTAATGTTTCAGCTACCACAGGAATAGCTCTTTATCCAGGTGATGTATATAGTGTTGATATAACAACCACCGCCCTACTATATTGTATATCTACAGTTAGTGGCGATGATATAAGCGTGGTAACATACTACTAATGGCAAGTAACGTAACAAGAGATCATCATAATCTTCGGAGAAATCTGAAGCTGAATGGTAACTACATCTCAAATGATGGTGGGGATGAAGGTATTAGTATTAATGATGCTGGGCAAGTTCGTGTTGGCACTCAGGGAATAACAGATGGCAGTACTGCACAGCTTTATGCTTATAGAGATGTCACTGAAACAGCTGCTGCTAACTATTGGGGACAGAAGGTTGATATAGAGAGATCGGGAAACCAAACAACTGGTTCAGCCTATGTAAGTGGATTAAGGTTTAATGCAACAAGTACAGCATCTACTGGTGGTACTACTAATATGCTTGGTATATATGGTGATGTGACTGGTCAGTTGGCTGAAGATTCTGGAAATATGTATGTTAAAGGCATAAGGCTTGATGTTCAGGGTCATGCAAATGGAAACAGTGTTTCCACAGGAATGGAGTTGAACGTAGAGGGGGGTACTCTTAATTATGGCTTATATATAAATTGTGAAGATGGGGGTCGAGATTTACGAATAGTAAGTTCAGCAGATACAGGTGATTACTTTCAAATATCTACAGGAGCATCAGGAGCAACCACTATTGCAACTGTTGATGATGCTGGGGCTGATGATGCTCATTTAACTTTAGATGTCGATGGTAATATTATCTTAGATGCTGATGCTGGATATACTTATATTGATAATGATGGTACTCGGCATGGCTATCTGAGTGCATTTAGCAGTACTAAATTAATACTTGGTGCAACGACTAATTATGACCTAAAACTCGCTACATCTGGAACTGGTGATATAATTATTGATTCTAGTGGTCATGTTGAGTTTGATGGATGTGCAGTAGGGTTTGATAAGTTAGCAGGAGCATTTGGCACATCTCAGGTACTTGACGATCCAAATGATTCAACAGATATAGATTTTAGACTTAGCAATAAGTATGAGCTTGAATTAACTAACATTATTGCGGGAGCTGCTTCAAGTGAATTTTTAAACCTTATATTCCCAGCTGTTTCTGGTAACTTTATATTAGTTATATCTCAAGATGGGACTGGAGGTCGCACAATTCATCCTTCTGCATGGGTAGCATATCAATCTGATGGTTCGACTAAGGCTACGAATGTAGCATTTGCAAATGGAACTGATGGGGCGATAAGATGGGCAGGTGGTTCTGCAACTCCACTTACAACAACAGCAGATAAGGCAGATATAGTTTCAATATACTGGGATGCAGATAATGAAACAGCTTTTGCAGTAGTGAGTCAGAATTTTTAATATGGAACTACAAGAATGGATAGATGGAGCATTTGAAGAAACTGAAACAGATTATACAATAGCAGGTATGAATATATTATATAAGAAAGAAACAAAATATTTGAAGAAAGGTGTAAAACTATTATGTGATAAGCTCCACCCTAAGTCAGTATTAGAATTTGGCTTTGGAAAAGGTTGGACTGCCTCAGAGTTTCAAAAGCAAGGTATTAATCGTCATGTTATACTTGAGCCAAATAAAGAGAACTATCAGATGGCATTAGATTGGAAAGATGATTACGATACAGATATAGAGATACTAAATATCTTTAGTTGGGATTATGATGGTGGCGAAGCATTTGACTTAGTTTATGACGACAGAGAACCTGTTGGAGATGAAGATAGTCATTTTGCACATATGAAAAATATACTGCCAAAAGACCAATGGTATGCTTATAATGCAGATATGGCTTATGGAGAAACTTTTGAAGGTGCAATAGATTTTACTTTAAATAACGTTGATTATAGACAGTTTGTGAGAAAAGGATTTTATGGCAACAGTTAATTTGAATCCAAGTTCAACTGTTTCAAACGAATGGGGTATTCAAGGAGGTGGAACTGCTCATGGTTCATTGAATGATAGTAACGATAGTACAGCTATACAGTCAACTAATATAGATGAAACCTGTATAGTTCAATTAGATGATTATTCTTCTGGAGGCACAATTGACAGTATTAGACATTATATAAGAGGCTATAGATGGCGTGCAAGAAGTGGAACTACAGATGTTCAAGTTATATTAGAGAATAGTTCAGGAACAGCTTTATATTCACAAAATCACTCATTGGCATTTAATAGTTATAATCCACAAGATTTCTATGGAACATTAAGAGCAACATCAGATGGCTCAAGTGCTTGGACTGATGGCGATTTAGATGGATTAAGACTTAATATAAATACAAGTCCTGAAGACCCTGGCTTCTCTTATGCAAGGGTAGTAAAGGCTTATGTAGAAGTAACATATACAGCAGCAGAAGCAGCAGATAACGCAACATTTTTTGGAGCAAATTTTTGATGATAGATACACTTAAAACAACAGGAGCAGGAATGGGAGGCTGGTGGCTATCAATTAGTGGTTGGTTTCCTGAAATGGTAAGTCTAGGAGTAGGAATAGCTACATTGGTTTATCTTATAATAAAGATCAAGAAGGAACTGAGAACTTAATAGGGAGGACAGTATGCCCAAAGTTGACAGAGGGGTTGTTAAGAGAATAATAGTAACACCAGACAAGCACTTCCCCTTACATGACCAGAAAGCAATAAACTGTTTGAATAAGGCGATTGAAATAGTGAGACCAGATGCTTATGTAGATTTGGGAGATGTGGGAGAGTTTAATGCCTTTAGTGCATGGAAGTTTAAAAGAAAGCAGAAACCTCCTTTGGAGTATTTGATAGATGATTTTGCACAGGATGTGAAGGATGTAAATAAGGGAATGGACATGATAGATGAGTCCCTAGATAAAGCCGGATGTAAAGAGAAATATTTTACTGAGGGAAATCATGATAACTGGCTTAATTTATGTGTAGAAGTTTATCCTTATTTACCAAGATTTAAGTTTGCCAATGCTGTTAAGCTAAAAGAAAGAGGATATAAATATTATCCTTTCGGTAAGCATCTCAAGTTAGGGAAGCTTTACTTTTACCATGGTCATCAATATGGTGGCCAATATCACACAGCGAATCATCTTAGGAAACTAGGATGTAATATTATGTATGGGCATTGGCATGATTTACAGCATATGACTGTTACTCATATGGATGGGCCTAAAGCTGCATGGAGCATAGGATGCTTGAAGGACATGAAGCCAAAGGCTAATGATTGGCTTGAAAATAGGAATATCAATTGGGCACATGCATTTGCTATAGTTGATTTTTATAAAAGAGGATTGTTTACAGTGCATGTAATACAAATAATAAATGGCAAGACTTCTTTATGGGGTGATTTAATTGAGGGTTAATGGAGACATTTGTACAAATAATAGAACGTGTTGGCGTTCCAGTAGCTATGTGCATAGCTTTCGGATATTTTATCTGGAAGCAAAATCAGTTCATACAGAACGAACTTCAGAAAGAAATGAGGGAGTCGTTCTCTAGACTGGAAGGAATTGTGATAGGATTGATAAATGCCTTAAAGAAACATACAATGGATATAAAAGAGCTAAAAGCTAGCTATAAAGCCATTGTAGATATAATACAACGATTATTTAATAAAAAGGAGAAATAAAGATGGGATGGATTGCAAGTAATTGGGAATTAATGTTAATACTTATATTGTGTGCAGATAAGGCTGTAGCATTAAGTCCTAGTAAATGGGATGATCTTATTTGGACAACAGTTAAGAAAGCACTTTACAAAGTAGCTGGGAAATGATTCCAGCGATTCTAGCTCAATCAGCTGTTAAGCTAATAGCCAAGCAGTTTAAGCTTGATAAGATTCTTGCTTATGTAGAAGATCCTAATGATGCTGACGAAAGAATTGATGAGTTAGAATTAGATGTGTTTGATATTAAAAGACGATTAAAAGTACTAGATGAAGTTTCTCATGAACCGAGAGAGTTTGTGAGATGTGAAGATTGCAACAGGAAAATAAAGGAGAAATAATGAGTATAGAACAAGCTATAAAGCAGGCTGTTATTGAATATCTATTTAATGATCAGATGAAAGGAAATATAGTTAGAGCATTGAATAAAAATATTGATATACCTTTTATTGGAGAAAAGGCAGAAGGTAGAATCATAGATGCTATATACTCGTCAGTAGAGGAGGTTCTTAAAGATGCAATCAATAAAGGTTAACAATTACGATTGGGAGAGGGACTACACTGCTCCTCCTTGGTTCTCTCGGCTCGTATGTTCAGACGGTTCGCTTACTGTTGTGTACATCTCTCCCAATGATTTAAAGGAAGATAATGCCTAAACAATTATACAAGATTACTCAGTTTCATGGAGGTTTGAATAATAATTCAGATGCTAGGGATATAGCTGAGAATGAGCTATCTGAAGCTACTGATGTCATGGTGGATGAGTTGGGTAAGATTAGAATGATGGGTGGTGTTGTAGCGCATGCTGCTGGTGCTTCTGTTACTGCTGTTATTAATCCTGGTTATGGATTATTTTATTTTAGCCATGATAGATTAGAAGGGAATGATGCTGGTGCTGCTGATGTAGCTGAAACTGGAGCTGATTATTTAGTATTAGCTGATACTGATACTGATACTCAGTTTTTTATTTATGAAAGCAGTGCTGGTGAAACTGCATGGGGTGGCTCTCCAACTGCTGTTATAGATTTATATACTGACGGAACTGGAACAACAGGAGTAAAACCAACTTTCTATGCTGTAGATGGTGCATTAAGAGTAAGTGATGGAAACTTTGGTGCTAATAATGCTAATAAGTGGTATGGATATATTTATAGAATGCAATTTGGCGATGGTACTAATGGAGTTGATGCTTTTACTGGCTTAACTGGTGGTAAATTATATGATCAATGGATATCACAAGATCAGAATCTGACAGCACTTCCTATGAAATCTATAACTACTCGTGATGCTGCCGGAGCTGCACCTGATATTAATAAGCCTGTCAGGTTATCAATTAAAGCTGCTGGTGCTGTTTATCCATATTTTATTAATATTGCAGGTACTACACAGAGTATTAGTTCAACGACTCAAGTTATTCGTGCTACTTGTAATGTGAATGCGGTTTCTGATACGATAACAATGGTAGACTCCACAGAGGATAATTTTACTTTATTTTGTAAGCCTGGAGACTTTTTAATAATGGGCGATACAGATAAAGCTGGCAATGCTAATGTTATAGCTGCTGTAACTGCTGTAACCGCTTCTGTAATTACAGTTCCTGGAGGTATTGCTACAGATGATACAAGTACTATTGTCCACATTGCAAATTTATCTCGTATGCATTGGTGGAGTGATGATACAAATGAAAGATACTTACAGTTTGCTATGTCAACTATATATGATGGAAATCAGGAATCAGCCCTAGCTGAATTTGGCACAAGAATAGCACTTGCAGATATAATGCTTGGGGATACTAGTGATAATCATTATTTAGATCTAAATTCTCCACTTATAGATGTTCACGTATTTTGTTCTGCTGCTAATACTTTTGGATCTACATATCCAAGAGTTACAGGCTTTAAAATATATGTCAGAAGATCTAGTAGTTCTAATTCTACTAGCGATTATGCTTTATTATGTGAAGTTAGTATAGCGGATGGTATAAGAATCGCAGAGCATCAGGATAGCTTTATACAGTGGCTTGGATCTTTTGTTGATACTACTATGGCATATTTTGGTGATAAAAGTGTTGGCGATGATTTCCCCTTCCCATCTTTAACAAAGTATCCATATGAAGTTGGTGAGACCCATACTGTAGAAGGGTATAAAACTGCTGTAGTTGCGAATAGGATGGCTTATATAGGCCATGTAAAGCAGGATGGTATAGTCTATGGAGATAGAGTGTTAAAATCTGAAGTTAATAAGTTTGATAGCTTTCCAGCTTCTAGAAAGCTTGAAGCTTCTGTTAATGATGGAGATTCAATAGTAAAGCTTGAAGCTTATGCAGATAGACTTTTAATATTCAAAAAGAATAAATTAGAACTAGTAAACATATCTCAAGAGGTGGAGTTTCTAGAAGATACATTTATGCATAAGGGAGTATCTCATCCAGCTGCTACTTGCAAGACTGACTTTGGTATAGCATGGGTGAATGAAAAGGGATGCTATCTATATGATGGACAGAAAGTAAATAACTTACTTGAGAAACAAGGTAGACAAATAATAAAAGAGAGTGTGTGGAGTGATTTTGTAGATGAACCTATGATTGGATATCTTCCGAAAAAAAGACAGATAATTGTTGCAGATGATATCACTACAACCGGAGATGGTGCTGCCTATTTATATGATATAGTAACGCAATCTTGGGTTAAAGGGGCTGCTGCTACTATTACTGATCCTGATCAAGCTAAAACAAACTTTATTACAGATTGGAATGGTGATTTAGTATATGCTCATACGGCTGGTACTCTAGTTAAGTGGGATGATGCAGGTGAAGATTCAACAGATTTCGTAATACAGACTAAAGATATAGACTTTGGACAACCAGCACAAAAGAAAAAGATATACAAAGTATATGTTACATATACTGGAGTATCAAGTCTTAGTGTTGATGTTGATTACCAGATAAATGGAGATAATGGTTGGAATGGATTTGCTTCTGGTGAGCCCTTAATTGCTTCATCAGGACAGAATGAAGCTACCTTAACATTATCTTCTCCAGTAGAGTGCTATAGTTTTCAATTAAGATTTAGTGGCACAGGTAAGACTGCTTTTGAAATTAATGATGCTACAATAGTTTTTAGATTGAAAGGGCAAAGATAATGGGAATGACAAGACAAGAAAGAATAGCTTTACATAAGAAGCAGGAGAGATTACAGGTCAAGGAGGGTGCTCCTGCTGTTTCTGATTTAAAGGAAGGTGTACCTGTACTTAGATCTACGTCAGAAGGTGTGGTAGAATATATAAGGCATAATGGAGTATTGCATAAGAAAGTATTAGATAGAGGATAAGATTATGGCAAATGGAATAGCAGCATTAGGCAAGGCAAGAAGAAATATTATTAAGCGTAAAAAGGCAACCAATGTAGTTTCAGGTGCTCTAGGCACAGGTGCAACTATAGCTGCTTTTGGAGCAAGTCAGGCAAAGAAAGCTAGTACTGCTTGGGATGAATATGAAGCTGGCTATAAGGAGATGGGTGGAGATCCTGCAAACATTGAAAAGCCTGGATTTTTCAAACGAACTGCACAGCAGATATTGCCGGGAGGAAAGACAGGATTGCCTGAAGGTGAAGTGAGGATAGGTGACAAAATGTATGGTAGGAAGGATATTAGGAAGGCAGGCAGTTTTTTAGGTAGTGATGCAGCTTCTATGCTTTCTGATGAACAGCGGTCGAAATATTTGAGAAGAACAGCTCCTGGAAGATTAGCACCCGGTCTTGGGACTGCACCATCTACGCAGCCGCATATATATTCTGCAGAAGAGTTAGTTAACTTATCAGGCTATGATAATAGCCCTGTAGTGGATAGGGAAATACGTAAATCGAAACGTTCTCTAGATTTTACTCCAAAGAAAATTCAAGAAGGCCCTCAAATACCTGAAATGAATCGACCTTTACATGCAATGTCTTCTGAGGAAGTAGGTATTAAGAAAGAACAAGAAAATTTATGGGACATACAGAGCTCTAAAGAACAAGAAAATTTATGGGACATACAGAGCTCTAATGTAAATAAGTTTAAGAATCAATCGCTTAAAGGTTATGATGCTATGAATCAATACAGAATGAATGCATATGCTAAAGGTGGTGATTTCATAACTAACGGGCCACAAAAGATTTTAGTTGGAGATAATCCTGGTGGTCGTGAAAGGGTAATCGTTGAGCCGTTGCCACCTAAGGAAGGTAAATCTGATCATGATGAAGCCAAATATGGTCGTTATGGTGATGATGCTATGAAAGTGATTGATGGTGAGCTAGCTCATATAAATTCGAAATTAGAGAAGTATATGTCACCAGAAGATATTAAAAACCTGGCTATGGGTGGAACAATAAATCCTATTACTGGAAAGAAGGAATATTTTTTAGGGGCATTAGCGACAGCATTCTCAATAGGTAGCTCTCTATATAAAGGCTACCAAGCAACACAAAATAAAGATGATATTGACACTGCAAAAGCAGCAGCAGGGCAAATGTATCAGGATCAATTAGGGCTATTAACTGAAAAGAGGGGTGTAGCTGTTAGCGGGGCAAACTTAGGAATGGAGGTTGCTGAAAGTCAATTTCAATCTGGGCAAGAAAATATTGGTATGGCAACAAATATGCAGCTTCGTAATATTCAAGCTTTTGGTGATAAAGCCTATTCTCAATCTGGCTTAGCTACATCAGGAACTATTGATCAACAAGTTGATACACAGGGTGGTAATGTAATGGCACAATATCAAAGTGATATGAAAAAATTGGTTGATACAAGAGCATTTGCAGGGAAGGAAAGGGATCTTAGTATTAATGAAGCAGATCTTGCATATAGAAGTGGTCAAATGTCAGCAGAAGAAGCATTTCAAAATAGATTAACAGAATTAGAATCAGTACCAACAACAGTTATGGAAGGTTTATTTAGTTAAGGAGACAAGATGGCATTAGCATCAGATTTAGCAGCAGCATTTTCACTAATACAACAACAGCAAGCTATTGAGGAGAGAAAGGAGGAACGTTCACAAGATCTGGCTTTAGCTCTTCTTGGTATGGAGATGAAGGAGGATCTTACAGAAAGAGCATATGAAATAGAAGCTAGTAAAAGCATGTATAATGAGAATATGAAAATATATTCAGATGCTCAGGAAGCTCTTAACGTATTAGAAACTCAATATAGTAAAGCTGTAGGTGATGTTGACTCATTAGGAGGGTTATATAAAGCTGCTGGTAATGAAGTAGTTCGTGATTTATATGAAGGAGAGGCTACCAATTATAATGCTAGAGCTGAATGGGCATTAAATAATGCTAATCAAGTTAAAGGTCAAATAAAAACTCTTCAGGAAACTCTTTATGGAGATATTAAAAAAGCAGAGAATATAATGGCTGGAGGGGGAGGCTTTAGAGGCGGAGTAGCTGAAGATAAATGGGATCTAGGAGATATTGGAATTGTTGCATATGAGCTTGAGTATGGAGAGGCAAGTCCTACTATACAATCTTTATTCAAGAATAATACAGCTACAATGAATGAAAGTTTAACAAAGCTTATGAAGACAGAAAAAGCTTTTGCCTTAACGGATCAGAAGGTAGAATATTATGAAAAGAAAACTGAATCAAGCAAGGTACAATCAGAAAATGATAAGGCAGAATTACTATTTGGTACGCTTGTTAATTCATCTAAGAAAACATCTGGCATTCAGAATTTAGAAGCATTACAACTAGCTGCATCAGGATATGATCCTACTGATACTTCAGAAGGAATGGAAGCTACAAGAGAAGCTAATGAAAAAGGGCAATTTGCTATATATAAATCTATAGGTGAAGATTTTTCAAGGTTGATTGGAATGGATGCAGATCCAGGAGATTATCCTGATATTACTCAAGAATATATAGAGATGATTAATCTCGGATCTGGTGATGCAGCCTCTCTTATGGGTAAAACAGCGTATGGCAACTGGAGTGTTTTTAAGGGCTATGTAGATGAGGCTGCTAAAGAATATGTAGCAGCTATTCAATCTGATGATTCAGAAAAAGCTAAAATATTGACTGAATTAGCACAGAAATATTTTGGTATGCAACCCGGAGTTAGCCTTACGCAATTTGCAGCCGATATTGGAGATCAATATAGCAAGACTTTTCTAGCTTCATTAGGCAGCAATGGTTTGATTAGTACTCCTGTTGATACTACCGGTGTTAATGATAATATTATTATTAATACAGATAATGATACTGAATGGGAGGATTTATTAGATGAGCAGCGATAAGTCTAAAAAGATAGAAGATAAGTTTTTTTCAGAACTAAATCAATATAATACATTTGAAGAGCAAGACAATTTTATTCAAACCCATCCATATAAAGATCGTATATTTGAAGCTGTTCCTGAATTAAAGACTAAAGTAGATGCTCTTATGATTACAAATCTTATGACTGAGCATGGAGACACATTAAGTGATGCATTTTCATTTTCTAAAGAAATGTCTAATTCTGAAATACTTCGTAATATTAAATTACAAGATGCAAATAAAAGATATCTTCAAGACTTTTCTATTGATATAGACCCAGAGCTTGCAGATCAGATTAAAGATTTAGAATTTATAGATAATACAGATAAAGATAATCCGGTTACTAAAAAATATTCTGATGTTATGGATGGAACTATAGTTAAAGGTACTCCTGCATTTAGATCCCTAATGGCCTTAAAGCATTCTGAATTTTCTCCCATAAAAGAAGACAAAGAATCTTATAGAGATAATATAAAAACTTTAAGGGAAGAATTTGATGATAGAGTTGGTCATTTTAGCACTTTAGCACCAACAATGATTATACCAGGATTAAATACAGCTTCTAAATATCTTATGCAGCTTACTGCAGGGTGGACAGATCTATTCCGAAAAGAAGGACTAGAGAGGGTTGAAAATAGAAGATTGACTTATGATCCAGAAGAGAAAAGATTTGGCCCGGGCCCTGAAATATCTAAAGAGCAATCAAAATTAGAAGCTGTATATGATGAAGAGGCTGATTTAAAGGATAAATGGGTAGGCTTTGATACTAAATATGACGAATTAGATAAGACATTGACTTCCGCCAGTGAAAGAGAAAAAAAGCTTCATAAGACAGCTATAGATGAGGCTATGAATTATGCAGATATAGAGACCTTAAAAGGATTATTAAGATGACTAATGAAAGAGAACGATTTTTACAATATCTAGAAGATGAAAGACAAAGGCTTGATCCTAATGTTTCTAATTATGAAGGTAGTGTTTGGGATGCTGTAGGCCAATTTGCATGGGGCTTTACAGATCAAGCTCTTGTTGGGTCTTTAGGAGTTGCTGATGCTGTAAATAAAGCATATAAAGGGGATGCTGCTGATACATGGGAAGAGATGATAGCTGGAGGACTTGGCAGTCAGGCAGGCTCTTGGGAAGAGTTATCTGATTGGGCTAAAGGAGGTTATGCAGCAGGAGCAGCATTAGGCCAAATACCAAGCTTTTGGATGGGAGGGATGTTCACTCAAGGACTTATAAAAGGTGCCGGTAAAGCTACTGGGGCGGGCGTTAAAATGGCTGTTAAGAAGTCTGCTAAAGAACTTGTAGAACAGGCATCTAAAATGCCAACAAAGAAGGCGACTATTAATTTAGCTAAAAGCGTTACTGATGATGTTGCTACTAGTATTGTAGATGATGCCTATAAGCTATCTCAAGGTGCAAATGCTATTGGACAGTTAGAAGGAACATTATCTTCAGAGCTATATGAAAGAGCCATGGTAGATGGGCTAAAAGGGAATATTGGTAAAGTTTTAAATATAGCTGATGATGAGATATTAGAAGGTGTTGCAAAATCTACATTTGATATTATAACTAAAAACAATCCTGATGATGCATTTTCATTAATAACAATGAAGCTTGGCTCACTTAGGCCATTTAAAGGGAATCCAAAAGCAACCTTGGTGGCTGGTGCAATGGGATATGATGCTGTTATTGGTGGTGTATTGGGTACAATGCGTACAGGGATACAGGAACTTCAACGCTCATGGTGGAACGTTGCTCCAGATGAATATGGAGAAATGAAAAGACTTGATGATCATTATTCCTTTGATCTTGGTAGGGTTGGAAAAAATTGGATGTATAATGCAGCTTTAGATGCTGCAATGTTTGCTCCAATGGGTCTTGCTCAATTTGTAAGAGGTGGTAGCGTTGGTGGTCATGGTAAAAGATTAGCTAATTATATACATAAAGCTTCTAAGGCCTATTGGAAGCCTTTACATAAATATACCAATGTAGAACTTAGAGCTCAATTGACAGCTATGGATGAAATAGCTGGAGGATATTTGAGCATAGGAAGGGGTAAGGAATTTGAAAAGCTAGGTGTTAAGTGGTGGAAAGGAGCTAAAACTGATGCAGATACTAAACTAATGAGAAAATATCTTGGGCAGATAAGAAGTGAATATGTAACAAAAGCTCCATATCATTGGGCAAAAGAATTTAGCCAAGATGTATTTTATTCGCTACCAAGAATGGCTTCAGGCGTTGTCGCTATGCATGCTCCACAGGTAGCTATGGCATTTTCAAGAGATGGCTTTAGTACTGAATCATTTCAAAATGCCATGGGAGGAACCGCTCCAGAAATAGCTGCTAATATATTTACCGCAATGTATTTTACAAAAAAACCTCATAGTTTTCATACTGAGACAACTTCCGCAACTTTCAATAAAGCCTTTCAGACAGGAAAGATTAGAGAATATTATGGAGGGAAGGCGTCTAAGTTAAGAAAAATGCTTGGAGGATTAAATACATTTGGAGTTGATAGAGACAAATTAATGGGTGTAGTAAGTGCTTATGATAGGAGAACTTTAGAGGATCATATGGAAGATGCTGGAGAAACAGCTATTAAAAGAGCAATTGATAGATCTCCTGAGTTAAATGAGGTAAAGCAAGTTCTGTCTCCACTTGAAGGAAAAGCTGAAGTTAATGGTGCTGATTTCAAGATATCATTTGCTAAGAAAATACAAGAACTTATTAAAAATGGAGAACTAACGCCAGAGGAAACTGGGCCTTTATATGAGCAATTATTAGTAGCTGAAAAGATACTTGAAACTTATAATAATAATTCTCCTAATCAATTCAACCTATCTAATGTATCCCCTGATACAGCCTATGATTTAGTAACAAAGTTAAGTAATATTAGGTTTGATGGAGAGATATTAGATAAAGCTAGATATCCTGAGCAATTAAAGTCATGGGCTGAAAAATCTGTTAGTGACGCTATTAAAGAACCACAAGAATTACTTAAGGATTATATGGTAAATATCTATAAGGCCTTAGGTATTGAAGGCGTTGAAATAAATGAATTTGGGGTTATAAAAGCTCCTAGTATTGAAAATATTGATTTTGGAGATAGTACAGTGAAAACTATTTTTCATACAATATATAATAGAGGCATTAAAAATAACTGGATAGATCCTGGAAGTATTCTTAGGAGAGATCAAATAGCTATTGATGGAGAAATTCAGGGTGGCTTAAAAAATGTTCATGATAATATGAATGAAAGAATGATGAATCATGTTCATGGTAATGATTGGAAAGGCCGTATTGATATTGATCCATTAATACTTACTAATGATGCTTGGCATATGACATATGATAGCTATTTACGTCATGAGCAAAGAAGGAATGCATATGAGATATTTACTGAGGGCTCTAAGCATAATGCTACAAAACAAGAAGCTACTGATTTATTAGACTCTATAGATGAGCTTATACGATTTAGGAGGAAACCTGAAATTGTAGAAGATGCAACTGGAACTTATGACTATGGTGAATTAAATTATTTTATAGACAATTTACATAGCACGGTAGTAGCTTTACATCCAAGTATCACTCAAACTGGTAGATCTGCTATAAAAGCAGAAGAAGCAAGCTCTTTAATGGAAAAAGTTAATTCTATGATGGGAGATGTAATGTCTAATCCTGATTCTTTCAAAGAATTTAAAGCTTATATATTTAACAAATCTTTGGACAGATTAGGTTTAAATGATATTCCTTCAGGTGTTGATGTCAAAGCTAGTATACTTTCTCTTAGAAATAATGTAGACTTTAATCAGCAAACTGATGGCCCTAGGATGATACTGCCAACCAGAGATAGGATTATGGGAGAGCTATTAACTGCTAAAAATGCTGACAAAATAAGTAAAGAAGCTTATACTGAATTACTCGATCACTATAATTTTATTGTTGATAATATAGAAGCTGCAAGATTTCCTGTTATATTTGAACCGGGACTTGTCAAGCCAGATAAAGAAGGAGCTTGGATAAAGGCTTTAACAAGATCTCTTGTTGAAGGTAAAGATAAAATAGATATTTTTTCTACTGATAAATCTAGACAAATGGCTGATTTACTGGAAAATTTAGCAGATAGAGAGAATATGTTGCATGAGCATATAGGTGCTGGTGTTGATATCTTGGACGACGCTATTCGTATCGATATTAAGGCACAATTAGAGGCTTTAAATGCTAGCAGGGAAGTTACTAGTAATTTTGCTGAACTGATTAAAAGAGGTTTAATGGAACGAAATAAGCCTTTATTAGATGGTGTTGCAAGGAAAGAAGGTGATATACAAAGAGTTTTAGATTTGTTAGCACGTAATCCATATGATTCTGATAGAAATAAATATTTAACAGAGTTAGTTAAGCTTGAAAAAGAGATAGAATTAGATGCTCAGAGAACTATTATAAAAGATGAATCAATAAAAGAGCTGATTAAAACAGAACTTTCTAGATATAATGATGATATTCCAGATAGAGATTTGCAAGATAATTCTATGCGAATAACATCATCCCAGTTTCAAGTTAAATATAATATAAATCATAAATATATAGATGATGTATTTAGCATGGATAGAAGTACTACAAAAAGTGCAAAAGATATACAGGCTTTTGCCAAACATTTATTCGGTGACCATTGGGAGATGCCTAGTGAGGTTAAAAATCCCGCATTAAGAGATGAAGTTAATACAGCTATTAGGACTTTAAAATCTACTACTAGAGATGTAGAGCTTACTGATGTTAATTTCAATAATTTTGTAGTCAAGCCTTTAAAGCTTGCAATGAAGATTGAAATGGATAAATTACCAGAGAATAGAAGGGTAAGCTCTGATGTTATGGCTGCAGACTTATATTCAATTACATCTTCTTATTTTTCTAAAGTCCCTGTTAAGACATTAAAAGTAAATCTTAATAACAATACATTGATTTTAGGTAAAAAGGTTGTAGGAGATATTCATTCTCGTGGACTAATGGGTCTTATAAACTACTTAGATAAAGGGCAAAAAAATATATATCTAGCTGAAACTTCGGGAATAAATAAAGATGGTAGTACTATAAGAGATATTAATGGATGGGAATTGACGACTTTAAATGGAGCATTAAATTCCGGGAATATGGAATTAAGCACTCCGGCTGGTAAGGCTGACTTTTATAGGCATGGAGATCCTACTACCTTAAAAGATAGAGATTTAAGAGGCCCTGAAATTAAAGCTAGATATAGAGTTGTTCCTATGAATGAAAAGACATCTTTAATTATTCGTGTAGATGGAGGTAGGGGAGGTATCCATCAGCAAATACAAGCTCAATTTGGGAAAGATGGAGAGCTATATAAGATGCTATTGGCTGCTATGGATGGAGATTTGACCCAAGAATCTAAACGAGGAGTACTAGATTTATTGACAAAGATAAGAGAAGCTAAAACAGATGTGGATGTAGTTGAAGCGGTTAAATTGACCAGATTATTACTAGACCTACCACATGCTATAGATAAAGTAGTTTCTACTGATGGTGTAGATTTAGATCATGCATTTATTAAAGATATGTTCAAGCGTTCATCATTGGTTGAAACTAAAAATGGATTTGTACCAACTAATAAAAATATGGGTAGATTTATAAATCTCTACAAAAACTCTGATTCAGATTTGCATAGGAAGATATATCAAACTTTAAGTAGGGATGGGTGGCTATCTCCTGATGCAGATGGTAATTATAGAAAATTAAAAACACTATCTATAGATGATGAATCTAAATTGGTAGATGCAAATGATAATCCTATAGCTAATATATTCGACTCACTTGAAAGGCTTAAAATTGATTTAGATGAAAGATTTAATAAGAATGAAATAGATCAGCCAACATATGATCAAAATATAGCCTTGATTGGCGATGCAACAAAGTCTGTTGTTGATGGAGAAATGTTCTTATCTAAAAATGCTTATCTAATGGCGATGAGCATGATAGGAACTCATCCCGATATGGTGAGATTCGATGATAGTGGTAAGATAATTGGCTTTAGGTCTGGAGGTATCAAGCCTACAATTACTCATTCAGATATTAATTTTGATATATCTTCTAAAGAAT